CAGAATACAAAACAGAACGAAAAATTCTCCTCTCCAAACTGTCGGGTAGCTCTGCCTTCAAAAGCGGAAGTGCCAAGCATGAGGAGGTGAGTGAATAATGAATATCATTCATCCAGAAATGCTAAAGCAACTTAGAAGTTATTACACTCCAGGAACTCGAGTCATGTTACTTAAGATGAATGACCCTTATACCAAGCTTCAGCCAGGAGATAAAGGTACGGTTACTAGTGTTGATGATATGGGAACTATCCACGTCAGTTGGGATTCAGGCAGTTCCCTTGGAGTGGTTTTTGGAGAGGATTTATGCAAGAAAATCGAAGAATAAAAATACACATTTTAAGCCCAATATGGCAGTAAATATGTAGATTTGTATTGCAGAATTGTCTTGCTATATAAGCCTTTTAGAGTGATATATGTACATGCCGAAAGGACAAACACACTTTAAAAGGAGCGAGACACGATGTTAAGTGCAAAATTCGGGATTGAGATTGAATTTACAGGGATTACAAGGGAAAGAGCAGCCAAAGTCGCTGCAGAATATTTGCAAGGCATTTACAGTGAAGGCGGGACTTACTACGACACCAAGAAGGTAAAAACTTCAGATGGTCGAGTGTGGAAGTTTATGTACGATGGGAGCATCAACTGCCAAAGAAAAGAAGGTAGAAGAAAAGTAGCTGCAGGTAGAGATTATAGCGTTGAGTTGGTTAGTCCAATCCTAACCTACCGTGAGGACATTGAAACTTTGCAGGAGCTAGTAAGAAAGCTTCGCAAAGCTGGAGCCTTTACAAATACATCTTGCGGAATTCACATTCATCTAGACGGTGCTGAACATACCCCACGAAGCATTCGAAACTTTGTAAATATCATTGCAAGCAAAAATGACTTATTTTATAAAGCACTTCAGATTGCACCGCAGAGAATGAATTACTGCAAAAAGATGGACAACATTTTGGTTGAGAAGATGAACCGTAAAAAGCCTAAAACGATGAGACAAATTGAGGACATTTGGTACGAAGGTTACAGCGAGAGTAGAAGCACTCATTACCACAACAGCCGCTACCATTTCCTCAACCTTCACAGCTTTTTTACCGGAAACCATACAGTTGAACTTAGAGGGTTCAATAGCGAACTTCATGCAGGAAAGATAAGAAGCTACATTGTTCTAGCACTTGCCATCAACCACCAAGCCTTAACACAAAAGTGTGCATCAGCAAAGAAACCGCAGGTGGAAAACGAGAAATTTGCCATGAGAACCTATCTAAACCGGATTGGTTTCATTGGAGATGAATTTGCAAACTGCAGAGAACATTTGACAGCAGCACTTTCGGGTTCAGCTGCATGGCGGTTTCGGGCGGCCTGAGCTGCCCCTAACCCACAAAGCTAAGAAGGAGGATTACGATGAAGAATAAATTATATCTTGCCTATGGCTCCAACCTTAATCTAAAGCAAATGGCCGACAGATGCCCCACAGCGAAGGTGGTAGGAGCAAGCCAAATCAATGACCACCGCCTATTATTTAGAGGGGCACACGCGGGCGCTGTGGCGACAATCGAGCCTTTTGAGGGTGGCAACGTACCAGTTTTAGTTTGGGAGATTACACCGACCGATGAAGCGGCACTTGACCGTTACGAGGGATGGCCGTTCCTTTATCGCAAGGAAACAATAAAAGTGAAGTTGGGAGGCAAAACCGTTAAGGCGATGGTCTACATCATGAATGATGGTAGACCGCTTGGACAGCCGAGTTGTTATTATTACAGTACAATTTTAGAAGGCTATAAAAGTGCAGGCTTCGATGTGGAAATCCTGCGCAAAGCTACAACCGATTCAGTAGAATCGGAGGAGGTAGCCAATGAATGAGATAATTAAGCAACAAATCCTTTCCATCCGAGAAAGTGGAGTCACAAATATGTTTGATGTGGACCGAGTACAGTATGAGGCAAATGAACGAGGGTTTTATGAATTGGTAGTCTATTTAATAGACCATAAAGCAGAATATGCCCATTTCATACTGACGGGTGAAGTGGATAATAAGAAATAACTAAATCTAAATAGGATAGAGAAAAGGGCTTCATCTATAGGATTGAGGCTCTTTTCTTATGTCCTTTTCCATAAAAGGGGCGGTGTTTATGCGGAAACTGAAGAAATATAAGCCGACCGCCTTTATAGCTGAAGGGTCATATTACGATAAGGACGCTGCTGATTATGCTGTGGCTTTTATCGAAGCACTCTCCCATACGAAAGGTTCATGGGCAGGCAAGCCTTTTGAACTTATCGATTGGCAGGAGCAAATTGTCCGTGATTTATTCGGTATCTTAAAACCTAATGGATACCGGCAGTTTAACACGGCTTATATAGAAATACCTAAAAAGATGGGAAAAAGCGAGCTTGCAGCAGCAATCGCACTTCTCCTCACTTGTGGAGATGGTGAAGAACGAGCAGAGGTATACGGTTGTGCCGCAGATCGCCAGCAGGCATCAATTGTATTTGAAGTAGCAGCCGATATGGTGCGGATGTGTCCAGCGCTGAATAAACGAGTGAAGTTGCTGGCTTCAACTAAACGACTGGTGTACCTGCCGACCAACAGCTTTTATCAGGTATTGTCGGCTGAAGCCTATTCAAAACACGGCTTCAATATACATGGTGTTGTTTTTGATGAACTTCATACTCAGCCAAATAGGAAACTATTTGATGTTATGACAAAAGGGTCTGGTGATGCGAGAACCCAACCGCTATATTTTCTTATCACCACTGCAGGGACGGATACCCAGAGTATCTGCTATGAAACACACCAAAAAGCGGTTGATATTATTGAGGGCAGAAAATACGATCCTACTTTTTATCCCGTAATCTATGGTGCCAAAGAAGAGGATGATTGGACTGATCCTAAAGTATGGAAGAAAGCAAATCCAAGCTTAGGAATTACAGTAAGTATCGATAAAGTTAGAGCCGCTTGTGAAAGTGCAAAGCAGAACCCTGCTGAGGAAAATAGCTTTCGACAGCTGCGTCTGAACCAGTGGGTTAAGCAATCTGTCCGTTGGATGCCAATGGCAAAGTGGGATGCCTGTGCGTTTCCAGTAAAACCAGAGAGCCTTGAAGGTAGAGTATGCTATGGAGGACTTGATTTATCCTCTACCACTGACATTACAGCCTTCGTGCTGGTGTTCCCACCGGAGGATGAAACAGATAAATATACCGTTCTCCCGTATTTTTGGATGCCGGAGGATAATATTGACCTCCGAGTTCGACGAGACCACGTGCAATACGACCTTTGGGAGAAGCAGGGACACATTTTAACTACCGAGGGAAATGTAGTCCATTATGGATTCATTGAAAAATTCATTGAAGAACTGGGGGAAAAGTACAACATTCGAGAGATTGCTTTTGATCGTTGGGGCGCTGTTCAGATGGTGCAGAACCTTGAAGGGTTAGGTTTTACTGTAGTTCCCTTCGGTCAAGGTTTTAAAGATATGTCACCACCTACAAAGGAGCTTATGAAACTGACATTAGAAGAAAGAATAGCACACGGCGGGCATCCAGTACTACGGTGGATGATGGATAACATCTATATAAAAACAGATCCGGCTGGAAATATAAAACCGGACAAGGAAAAAAGTACAGAAAAAATAGATGGAGCAGTGGCAACTATTATGGCACTCGACCGCGCCATCCGCTGTGGACCAGGTAATAGTGGAGACTCGGTGTATGACGAGAGAGGTTTAATAATTCTATAAATTTCAATGATTGTTTGTGGTGTAATTCTTTCAATTTGGAGGTGAGGCCTATGAATTTATTAAAAGGACTGTTTCGTTCAAGGGACAAACCGCAAAACCGTGTGGGTAGCGCATTTTCCTTCCTATTCGGCGGTACATCATCTGGCAAAACAGTAAATGAGCGTACTGCAATGCAAGCAACAGCGGTGTATGCCTGCGTAAGAATACTAGCTGAAGCTATTGCTGGACTGCCACTACATGTATATAGATATCGTTCTGATGGAGGTAAAGAAAAGATTCCTTTCCACCCTTTGTATTACCTTCTTCATGATGAACCAAATCCAGAGATGACTTCATTTGTGTTTCGAGAAACACTGATGAGTCATCTTTTACTTTGGGGCAATGCTTATGCACAGATAGTTCGAAATGGTCGTGGCCAGGCAATTGCGCTTTATCCCCTACTTCCTAACAAGATGGAAGTAAGTCGAGCATCAAATGGTGAGCTGGTTTATACCTACTACCGGGATACAGACGAAAGTGGCCTGAATCCAAAGGGTGGCTATGTCACACTTCGCAAAGATGATGTACTTCACATACCAGGCTTAGGCTTTGATGGACTCATTGGCTATAGCCCTATTGCTATGGCGAAAAATGCAATCGGTATGTCACTTGCTACCGAAGAATACGGTGCGGCATTCTTTGCTAATGGAGCCAATCCCGGCGGTGTGCTGGAGCACCCAGGAGTAATTAAAGACATACAGAGAGTCAAGGATAGCTGGAATAGTGCTTACCAAGGCACAGCTAAGGCACATAAAATCGCTGTATTGGAAGAGGGCATGAAGTTTCAAGCCATCGGTATACCTCCAGAACAGGCTCAGTTTTTAGAAACACGGAAATTTCAAATCAATGAGATTGCGAGGATTTTCCGTGTGCCTCCCCATATGGTGGGAGATCTTGAGAAATCTAGTTTCTCCAACATCGAGCAGCAGTCTTTGGAGTTTGTAAAATACACTCTCGATCCGTGGGTGGTGAGATGGGAGCAAAGTCTCCAGCAATCGCTTATTTTGCCTTCTGAGAAAACATCAGTATTCATCAAGTTCAATTTAGATGGTCTGCTGCGCGGCGATTATCAAAGCCGAATGAATGGCTATGCTATCGGGCGGCAAAATGGCTGGATGTCAGCTAATGATATCCGTGAATTGGAGGACATGAACCGTATCCCAGCTGAGGAAGGTGGCGATTTATATCTGGTTAACGGAAATATGACGAAATTGGCTGACGCAGGAGCGTTTGCCAAAACCGAAGGAGGTCAGTAAATGAAGAAGTTCTGGAATTGGGTGCGAGATTCTGATGAAGGGCGCACTCTCTATTTAAATGGAGTGATATCCGAAGAAACGTGGTGGGGTGATGAGGTCACACCTAAGATGTTCAAAGATGAACTGCTGGCTGGCACCGGTGATATTACAGTGTGGATTAACTCTCCTGGCGGGGATGTGTTTGCAGCAGCTCAGATTTACAACATGCTTATGGACTATACAGGAAAGGTCACTGTAAAAATTGACGGGCTTGCGGCAAGTGCAGCTTCCGTTATTGCAATGGCGGGTGGAGATGTATATATGTCGCCGGTATCCATGATCATGATTCATAACCCTTCGACCATTGCCATCGGTGACAGCGAGGAAATGCTGCGAGCAAAGGCTCTATTAGATGAAGTTAAGGAAAGTATTATTAATGCCTATGAGTTAAAGACTGGTCTTTCCCGAACAAAGCTTTCTCATCTGATGGATGCAGAATCATGGATGAATGCAAACAAAGCCATAGAACTTGGTTTTGCAGATAAGATCATGTTTATGGAAAATGAAACACCGGATTTGGCAGATAGCCTTATCTTTAGCAGGATGGCGGTTACTAACTCACTTATTAGCAAACTACCTAAAAAACAAAAACAAAAGACAGGTACACCTATAGAGTCGCTGGATAAGCGGCTTTCTTTAATTTCTCACTAATTTAAAGGAGGAAATACAATGAGTAAAATTCTTGAATTGCGCGAGAAACGCGCTAAGGTTTGGGATGCGGCGAAGGCATTCCTTGATTCAAAACGTGGCGGTGATGGATTGTTATCCGCAGAGGACACAGAAACCTATGAAAAGATGGAAGCCGATGTTGTTGCACTTGGTAAGGAAATAGAACGTTTGGAACGTCAGGCGGTTATTGACTTAGAACTTTCCAAAGCCACTAGTAGCCCTATTACAAATACACCGTCCAAACATGCTGAAGATAAGACGGGTCGTGCATCCGCAGAGTACAAGAAAGCATTCTGGAATGCTATGCGTACACGTGCTGGTGAAGGACTTGACCCGGTTGTAAAAAATGCTCTTAAAATTGGCACAGATTCTGAGGGTGGATACTTAGTTCCTGATGAGTTTGAGAGAACACTTGTCGAGGCTTTGGAGGAGGAGAACATCTTCCGTAGACTGGCTAAAGTTATTACCACCGCTTCTGGCGATAGAAAAATTCCGGTGGTAGCATCTAAGGGCACAGCCTCATGGATTGACGAGGAAGGTGCAATCCCAGAAAGTGATGATAGCTTCGGTCAAGTATCTATAGGAGCATATAAGCTAGGTACGATGATTAAGGTTTCTGAGGAACTTCTAAACGATAGTGTATTTGAACTTGAACCTTATATTTCTAGGGAATTTGCAAGATGTATCGGCAACAAGGAAGAGGAAGCCTTCTTCATTGGAGATGGTTCTGGTAAACCGACTGGTATCCTAGCAGCAACAGGAGGGGCACAATTAGGTGTCACTACTGCGGGTAGCACATCTATCACCATCGATGAAGTGCTTGATCTGTTCTATTCGTTAAAAGCACCTTATCGTAATAAGTCTGTATTCATCATGAACGATTCAACAGTAAAGGCAATTCGTAAGCTGAAAGACGGTCAAGGTCAGTACCTATGGCAGCCATCTATACAGGCTGGAACTCCAGATACGATTCTTAACCGTCCTCTTTTTACATCTTCTTATGTGCCTGCTATTGCAGCTGGAGCAAAGACAATAGCATTCGGTGACTTTAGTTATTACTGGGTAGCAGATCGTCAGGGTCGTGTATTTAAGAGACTTAATGAACTTTATGCTGTTACTGGCCAAGTAGGCTTTGTTGCAACTCAGCGTGTGGATGGAAAATTAATTCTACCTGAAGCCATAAAAGTACTTCAGCAGAAAGCTTAATGGAGGTGCGTTATGAGCTATAACACTAAGAATTATACCGAACAAGGCGGAGAAAAAACTGTTATAGGTGGAACACTTGAAATCAAGGAAGGAGCCTCGGTAACGGGGCTCTCCGCCAATCCGCTTCTCGTGGCAACAGAGGAGACTCTCGGTGGTGTAAAAGCCGCCGCTGCTGATGAGGGTGATACTGTCGAAATCAAAATTGGTGAAGATGGTAAGCTGTATGCTCCAGCATATCCTACCGATGCTACGGAGTCAGTCTCTGGGCTGATAAAAATGGCTGCTAATCAAGCCGACAGCATAGCCGAGGATACAGCCACTCTTGTCACGGATTTTAATGCTCTGCTCGCTAAACTAAAAGCGGCTGGGTTAATGGCAGCAGACGAAGAATGACCGGAAGGAGGCGGACGGCATGACAACTGATAATCTTCTCCCTAAAGTAAAAGCAAATCTGATCCTGACGCATGACGCAGACGATGGACTTCTGCTGCATTACATCAAAGCCGCCGTCTCTTATGCGGAAAGTTATCAGCATGTTGCTGAGGGTTATTACACTGAAAACATCATGCCCCCAACAACTGAACAGGCAGTAATCATGCTGTCGAGTCATTTCTACGAAAGCAGAGATGGCTCGACGGCTGGTTTCTTCGCCGATAGCGTACAAGCGGGGCAGCAGGTTTGGAACACAGTGAACCTACTACTTAGACTAGACCGGGATTGGAAGGTGTAAATTATGAGTTTTGGAAAGATGAACACCTTTATTGATATCATCAGTACAGAGCCTATTAAAGACAAGGATGGTTTCGCTGCTATAGGCGATAACATACTTGCCAGTGTACGTGCCTACAAGGAAGATCGGCATGGCAGTGAGCGGTGGGCGAATAGGGCATCATTTTCTTCTGCAACTTCCCTATTTAGGTTTAGAAAAATTTCTGGCCTTAGGGTGACCAGTGAAATGGTCATCGTTTGTGATGATGGCAGATATCAGATTTTAAGTGTTGATGATGTTAGAAACCGAGGCATGTATGTCGAGGTTTTAGCAGAAAAGATAGAACCAACCGTGAGGTGATGGATATGGCAAAAGTGAATATAAAGATGCCAGAAGAATTCCTTTTAAAGGTATCACGATTAGCTGACCAGACCGATGTAATTCTTCCTAAGGTTCTGGAAGTTGGCGGTGAAGTGGTATTGGATAAAGTTAAGGGAAATCTAAGTAAAGTGATTGGTAAGAATACAAAATATCCATCCAAAAGCACTGGGGAGCTACTATCTTCACTAGGACTTTCAAGTGCAAAGCAAGATAGAAACGGAAACTTCAATGTTAAAGTTGGCTTTGCCGAGCCACGTTCTGATGGTGAGAGCAATGCTAAAATTGCCACAATCATTGAATATGGTAAGCATGGTCAGCCTGCAAAACCCTTCCTAAAGCCTGCGAGAACTGCATCTAGGAAACCTTGTATCAATGCGATAATCGCAAAGCTAGAGGAGGAGATTGATAAAATATGAATATCTTAGAGGAGCTAAATACACTTCTGACAGCAATACCTATCCCCGTAGAAACCGGGGTTTTTTCAGGTTTGGCACCGGATGAGTACGTGGTGATACTCCCACTTTCGGATGTTTTTGAAGTTCATGCGGATAACCGACCTGGCTTTGATGTGCAGGAAGCACGGATATCACTATTTTCCAAGAGCAACTACTTAGAGCGGAAGAGACAGATTACAGCGGCTTTGTTAAACGATGATTTTACAGTGACTGAGCGTAGGTATATTGGTCACGAGGATGATACTGGATATCATCATTACGCCATCGACGTGGCGAAAAACTATGGAATGGAGGAATAACATATGGCAACTATCGGTTTGGATAAACTGTACTATGCAAAAATAACCGAGGACTCAAATGGCGAGGAAACCTATGGTGTGCCTTCGGTACTCGCAAAAGCCATTACTGCCGAACTTTCGGTAGAATTGGTGGAAGCAATTCTGTATGCCGATGATGGTGCTGCCGAGGTTGTGAAGGACTTTAACAGCGGTACACTCACTCTCGGTGTAGATGACATTGGCCCGACAGTAGCAGCAGATCTAACTGGTGCGTCTACCGACGACAATGGGGTATTAATTTCTGCAAGTGAGAGTGTAGGTACACCTGTTGCAGTGGGGTTTCGTGCGCAAAAGGCCAATGGAACATACCGATATTTTTGGTTGTATCGTGTTAAGTTTGGACTACCAGCAACCAACTTACAGACAAAGGCGGATTCCATTACCTTTTCTACACCTACTATTGAAGGAACAGTTATGCGTAGGAACAAGCTGGATGGGTTGGGCAAGCACCCATGGAAAGCAGAAGTCACAGAAGGTGACCCCGGTGTTTCATCGTCCACCATAACAGGCTGGTTCACTGAAGTTTATGAACCCGTATATACACCTGAACCATAGGAGGAGAAATAATGGATAATGAGAGAAGTGCCACAATCAAAATAGGTGACAAAGAGTATGAACTGGTTTTAACTACACGTGCAACAAAAGCAATTGCTGGTCGTTACGGTGGTCTTGAAAATCTTGGAGAAAAACTGATGAAATCAGAAAACTTTGAGATGGCACTGGACGAGATCGTTTGGCTAATCACACTGCTTGCAAACCAGTCCATTTTAATTCGTAATCTTAAGAATAAGAACGCACCAGAAGAATTGTTGACAGAGGAAGAAGTGGAGCTTCTTACCTCACCACTTGATTTGGCGGAATATAAAAGTGCAATCACCGAAGCAATGTTCAAAGGTGCAAAGCGCAACGTGGAAAGTGAGGAAGAAACTCCAAAAAACATGGAAGTCGGGTAACGGACGCTGAAGTCT